GATAAAACTTTAACTATTCTTGAAAATAACTTTAGATATACTTACGGCAAAAAGATAAGTTATGAAGAAATCTACGAAATGATGAAAGATTTGTATATACTTTTTACTAATTATGAAGAAAACAGAAAAGAATGTGGTGAATTAGCGATAAAAAGGTATATACCTTTATTAGATTTACTTATAACTTTAGACAATAACTCTACTCATTTGTTAGAATATAACAACCAATTAAAATATGCTTATAAAATAGGTGCTAGAGTCAGTTTAGAGCATTACATGGTATATAGAGAATGGGATGAACCTGAAAAAGAGAAATTCTTTGAACCTAGATATAACATATTGGTAGGGTATATACATTATCTTCAAGAATTAGAGTGTAATCCTAACTTTAGAACACTTATATTTAATGCTCCAAGTGGTTATGGTAAAACATACCCTAAAAAAATAAGCGAAGCATGGGGTTTTGGTATTGATTCAACAGGTGCTTATCTATCTTTATGTTCAAACGATGATGTTGTTAAATCAGGATCAAGAACTTGTATAGATGAAATGAAAAGCGAAGCATTTGGTGATGTTTTTCCAGAATTACAGTGGGATGAAGAAAATAAAAACTACTTTTTAAAAGAAACTGATGAAAAATGGAAACTAAAAAATTGTAAGTTGCCATTTAGTTATTATGCTAAAACAACACAAGCTAATGTTGTAGGTTCAAGAGCAAGTAAATCAATACATATAGACGACCTATACCCTGATTACAAAGAAGCAATGAACCAAGAATTAAACAAATATTACTTTAATAAATCAATAACAGTATGGGAAAAAAGATATGTTCAAAATAAACCACCAAAAGTATGTATTACAGGTACATTATGGGCTAGTGGTGATTACATAGATTTAAAGATTCAACAACTAAAGAAAGAACATAAATTTATACCACATCCAAAATACCCATATACTTTGATTAGTACAGATGGAAGTTGTGCTATTATTCAAGTACCTGCATTAGATTATGTTACAGGAGAAAGCACTTGCCCTGAATTAAAATCAACAGCAGAGTTACTAAAAGAGAAAGCAAATATGGAAGAATACCTATGGGAAACAAACTTTCAACAAAAACCTACTAATCCAGAATCTTTAGGATTTAGCTACGATAAATTAAGAACTTATACAACTATTCCTGAAACAGATTATACAGGTGCTTATTCAGTAATAGATGCTACAAGAAAAAGTGGCAAAGACTTCTTCGCTATGCCAATATTTAAAAAGGTTGAAAGCGATGGTAAGTTTGATTATTATTTAAAAGATGCTTTATTCACAAGAACAGCTACAAAAGATATGTATGAACAAATTGTAGATAAGATAATCGAACATCATATTATTATGCTAGTAATAGAAAGTAATGTTACAAGCGAATTAAAGCAGAATGTAGAACAATTATTAGAAGAAAAAGGTGTAAACTTTTGCGAAATAATTGAGAAGTACAATACAGTTCCTAAAGCAACCAGAATTGAGAACGAAAAACATATTATTAAAAAGCAAATGGTGTTTCCTGAAAAAACAATGTATGGAGTTAATACAGATATGGGAAAATTTATGGATAACTTAACGACATACAATTCAGCAGGTATGAATCCTAATGATGATGCTGCTGATAGCTGTGCAATGTTTGGTAGTGAAATTATAGAAGAAAATAGTCAACCACAAGTTGCTGTTCCATTAGATTTTGTAAGACAGTTTATGTAAACTGTCTTTAAATTTGACAAAATTTGCAAAATATAATATATTTATGTATCGTAATTAGGGGAATAACTCAAAAGGAGTTGATTTATGAAAACTTTTGGTAGAAGCACTATACTTGCAAACTTTACAGAAAAAGAGTTTTTAAAGGGCAGTGCAGCAGAAATTGAAAAAAGAATAATTGATATTATTAAAGATAGTGTAGATGTTCACGAAAAGAACAAAATGGAAAGTAGGTATCTTCAAGATTATCTATATGGCGACCAAGACATAAAAGATAAAAAGAAATATACTAGAGTTGAAATAAATAATAAGAGTGTAGAAAATTGGGCATGGGCATTTCAAGATTGGAAAAAAGCATTTTTGTTAGGTAAACCAATTCAATATGCCCCATTAAATAACGATTCAAATGCAGAAATAACTGCTTTAAACAACTATGTAATATACGAAGATAAAGACCAAAAAGACCAAGATATGTACGAAGATATATTTACAGTTGGTAGAGGCTATCGTTATGTTAGTTATAGTCAAACTGATGAAGATGATGAAGCCCCATTTGATTTATTAAATTTAAGTGTATTAAATACAGAAGTTGTATATTCAAGTTCAATAGAACATGAACAATTACTTGCTTATGTTCAAACAGATATGAAATGTAATGTAAAAGAACTTGATCCTGAAACAAATCAAGTTGTGCTTAAACCAAAGCCTTACAACGAATACACTGTATATACAAGAAATATGCAATATATATTAAACGATAAAACAGGTGATTTAGTTGTAACAGATAGAAAGCCAATAGTTCCACAAGGACATAGAGTTGAAGAATATTACTTTAATAGAAGAAGAATGAGCTTTCTTGAAATATGCAAAGATATATTTGATGACTTAAATTATATAGAGAACCTAGATAAAGATGATATTGAAGGATTTGTTAATAGCATAATGGTATTTACAAATGCTGAAGTAGATAAAAAAGGAATGGATGCTATCAAAGAATTTGGTGCTGTATCTATTAAATCAACAGACCAAAAGAAAGCAAGTGTAGAATTACTTCAATCAAGGTTAAAGAGTTTAGATACACAAATCTACTATTTAAGAAAGTTAAGTGCTTTACATAGTATATTAAGTGTTCCTGAAGCAACACAAAGTGGTGAATTTAGTAATGCTGAAACTGGTAAAGCAGTATTAACAGGTCAAGGATTTACAAGTGCAAGTATTAGAGTTGAAAACGAAGAAAAAGCATTTAAGAAATGCGATAGAAATTCATTAAAAACAATTCTTAAAATATGTAGAAATGTAAACGGTAGCAATATTAAAAATCTTAAAGTTAGTAACATTGATATTAAGTTTAGTAGAGATTTAAGCGATAATCTTCTTACAAAAACACAAGCACTTATCAATTTACAAACTGCTAACATTCCACCACAAATTGCAAATAATGTAATTGGTTTGTTTAGTGATCCTGTTGCAGTTACTAAATTACAAGAAGCATACATACAACAAAAGCAATTATTACAAAATGCAATTAATAATGCTAATAATGAAAATAAAGTGAATGAGCAAAATAACAAAATAGAACAAGTAGAACAAACAGAAAATCAAGGGCAATAGCCCTTACATCGGAAATTAGAGTATTCGGTGGGTGCAACTCCCACTATCCGACCTATGGTATTAACATTTGTCGCTTTGCAAATGTTTAATATAAATTCTCTAAAAGGTTTTGTTAGTTGTACGATAACAACTATTCGTTAAGAAAGGAGAAATTATGAACAGAGAAGAAGCAAGAAAAATATTAGGAGAAGGAGCAACAGAAGAACAAATTACTAATTTATTAAATAGTTGGCACATTCAAGAAAGTGCTAAAGTTAAAGAGTTAGAGGCACAAGTAAATAACTTGGCTGAAACAAATAGTAAATATAGTGATTATGATGAAATCAAAAATAAACTTGAAGAAATTAATAAAGCTAATATGACAGAACAAGAAAAACTTGAAGAAATGAAAAGAGAAACAGAGAATAATCTTAAAAATTCAAGAATTATTGTAAACACTGCCAAAGCAAAAGAGATTTTAACAGGTTTAGATTTAGATGATGATTTGATTTCATTAGTTGTAAGCGATAATGCTGATAAGACTATTGCTAATGCTAACAAATTAAAAGCAAAGTTTGATAGTCAAAAAGATATTGTTGCAAAGCAAACTAAAGAAACATTAATCAATGTTGACCTTAAACCTACTGTTTCAAATGTTAATCAAAATGATGATGGTGTTATGACATTTGCTAAATTCGGTGCATTAAGTGCAGCAGAGCAAGAGCAATGGATTAACGAACATCCAAACGAATTTGAAAATTTACAATAATAGAAAAGGAGAGATTTAATAATGGAAAAATTTAGAGATAAAATTTTCAATGAGGAAGTTTTTGAAAAATATTTAAGAACTTTACCAAGTACAAAAGAAAATTCACTTATTAAAAATGGCTTATTTACAGTTGTAAATAAATATAAAGCAAAAATGAGTGAACAAAGTGGTGGATATGCTGTTCTTGAACCAATTAAAGGTAGAATTGGTGGAGATCCAGTAAATTATGATGGAAATACAAATATTCCAAAAGGAAGTGAAAGAGATACTTTCTTCCAAAGAAAAATATGTTATGGTAGAGCAAAAGCATGGGGAGAATATGATTTTGCTGCTGATGTAACAGGGACTAACTTTATGGCTGAAGCACAAGAAGTTAAAGATTATTGGGATGAAAATAGACAAGGAGTTGTTTTATCAATTCTTAAAGGTATTTTCTCAATGACAGGTGGTGTTGATGGTGCTTTCGTTACAAAACATACTTACGATGTAACAGGAGCAACTAATCCTAATTTAACTGCTGATGCTTTAAATAGAGCTGCTCAACAAGCATTAGGAGATAAGAAAGCAAAATTAGATGTTATCTTTATGCACAGTGCAGTATCAACTAATTTAGAAGGATTAAACTTAATTGACTTCTTAAAATATACTGATGCTAACGGAATTGAAAGAGATTTAACTATCGGTACATTCAACGGAAGATTAGTTATTGTTGATGATGATATGCCAGTAGAAGCAGTTGCTGAAACTTCTGAAGGAGCAGGAGATGGATATGATGCTTATACATCTTATGTATTCCAAAAAGGTTTCTTTGAATATGAAAACATTGGTGCTGAAAAGCCAAGTGAATTAGCAAGAGATCCATACGATAAAGGTGGAAAAACTGATTTAATTACTCGTGTAAGAGAAATGGTAGT